GTCTTGACCGTGCCGTCGTAGACGAAGAAGCCTCTCGGTCCCATCCAATAGGTCTGCCCGAAGGCATCCTGAATGCCCGCATGCGGGGCAATCATGGAGGGGCCGGTCGCGATCTTATTCAACGCAAAGACGAACGAGCCGCCCACATAGCGGAAGATGTAGGTGGCGGTATCCGTGACAATGAGATGACCTTCACGGGCAGGAATGGCGCCGATGATCTCGTTACCGTCTTCGGCCCTGATGGAGCCTGATGTGTTGGTCGAAGCCGGAGTCCATTCCGTATAGTCTTCCTGGTCCGACCAGCGGATGAGGAGTGGGTCCAACGCTGATCCATCATGAGCCCCGTAGGCCACGAGGGTCCGGTTGGTATCGGAAACAAAGATGCCGTTGGCAGACGTAGGGGAGCCTGAGATGGTTGCGGCTTCCGTGCCCGTCCCCGTGCTCGCATCCCAGGCAAATATCCCCTGCCCTCGTGGACACGCCACAAGGTCTTCTCCCCAAAGCCCCAGCGTCCAAACCAAAGGAACACTTACAGACGTATAGATGGTCTCCGCCCCACCCCAGACAGGATTGCCCCATCCCCCCTCGCCCCAGCCAAAGGTCGTGGCGCCATTGATGGTGCCCAACGAAAATCCAGACGTAGGCGTGATGTTGAAGACGTTGCCGCCCGTCATCACGAAAAGCCCATAGGCCGTGCCATAGCCTGCGTACTGGACGTTGCCCAGCGTCTTCCAAGCAGCGGCGCCTCTGGCAGGCGCAACGGCTGCCGTTGCCGTGTGCGTGCCTGATTGTGTGCCTGACGTATTGATGGCAGCGCCCCCAACAGTCGCGGACACGCGAAACACATCGGCGCCGATGCCTGCTGCGATCACGTAGTAGGTTGTCCCTGCCGTCAGTCCTGTAGGCAGGGCGTCGGTGGTTGTGAGCACCACGGGTTGCCCCGGCACAAGACGGTGGTCTGTCCATGACACGACGCCCGGTGAGGCAATGGTAATCGTCACCGTGGATGACATCGTGCCGGTATCTACGAGGTTGTCCCAGCCGCCGATCCTCTCGGGAAACCCCTTCCAGAAGCGCACATTGTTGCCGTCAACGTAACGCCCACGCGCGGCATATCCCGAGACTTCCTTGTAGAGTCCCGGCAATACCTCTAGTGGGCGGTCGTTGTAATCAGGCATTGCCTTGGTGCTCTAGGAACGGGAGTTGGGGTTCGTCGTCGTTGAGTTGGGCGACGTTCGATCTGATTTGCGCCAAGGCGATTTGCGCATTCTGGCCGTGCATAGTTATGAGGTTTTGGTTCAGCGCTTCTTGATTCTTAGCCGCCTGCTCGGCTTGGGCGCGATTTTCCTTGCGATGCTCCGATATTTCCCCTGCTGCCTCACGCACCGTTGCCGTTGTCTCCAAGTGCAAAATGTGTGCGAGGCTATCGAGACAGGCGAACTTGGCCACATGCTCGTCTGTGTTCTTGTTCTTGCCGTCAACGCGAGCCCAAAGCTGGCAGTTGTGTTTCGTAACCATGTCATGGCATGAGCGCACGCGGAGAGACCCGAAGGTGCGATGGCAGCCGATGGATTTGTCTGGATACATAAAGCACCTCACCTAATCGGCAGTTGCCGCTACGACGTCAACGTACTGCACGGCAAAGTCTATGGTTTGCTGCGCCACTGCTCCGCGCGCTGTGTTGTCAATGGCAGCGGAGATGCCGGTTGTGGTGACGCTCGTGCGACCCACAGTGGCGTCCGAACTGTTCCTTGTCAGAAGGTAGCCGTTATCTCCTGCGCCTGTGGTGGTCTTGTTGACCTGACTATCGTTGTTCAGCGTATCGCCGCCCACTTCGCTGTTATCAACGAACCCGAAGTGTCTGTGGCCGCTGTCCGTCACCGTCATGGTGATGTTCGGCAGTTGATTGGCGGCAATCGTGCGCGTCGTGAAGACGCTGGTGAAGGCTGTAGAGCCGCCACTACTTGCCGTTCCAGAGACAATGCGAATGGCCTTGTTGTTGTGGGTCGTGTCTTTCGTCCAACCCGTAGGTGCCGCCGTCTGCTGGAATAGAGCCTTGGTTGTGGCAGGCGCTCCCGCCGCCCATTCGATGCCTGTGGCGGCTCCGCTATTGGCACGCTGAACAAGGCCATTTGTGCCCACGGCTAGAGCCGTATAGGCCGTGCCATTGGCCGCGATCATATTGCCCTTGGTCACAGCAAGGGCGGAAAGCGCCGTCAGCGTGGCGTTGAGCCCTTGTTTGGTGCCCAAGGCCGTATTGATCGCGTCAATATCGCCCTGTAGTTCTGCGAGACCCGCCTGCACCGTCGTTGCCGCGAGATTGCCTGTGGGCGTGACAGCCACCGCCGAAGCAGCAGCGCCAGAAGCATCTGTCGGCGCTCCCGTGGACATAACCACCTGAGGCGTGACGTAGCTCATGCCGTTGCTGCCGTCGCAGTAGACGGTGGCAGCAGAACTCTGCGTGATGGTGATGGCCGAACCACTTGATGTCTTGATGCTCAGCGTGAAGGCACCCGAGGTGCCGTTTTTCACGATGTATTTCTTCTTGGCATTCGGGATGATGATGGTGGCATTTGAGGATAGCGTACCGGAGACTTCCAAGGTTTCGGCCTTGGCCTGATCCAGGGTGAAGTCCACGTTGGAGAGCGTTGTGTCCCCGCCCGTGGTGGAAATCCCGATGCCCGAGTGCGCCCGGTCTATCATATCAAACAGCGTGGCGATGGAATCGTCCCACGTTCCGGCCTGCTCACCACTGCCGATCTTCTCAAGTCTCAGGACGGTTGTTGCCGTTGACGCCATGAGGTTATCCCGAAGCTATGAGAATGGGGGCGGGCAGAGTCGTGGGGATGCGTACCGTGAACGTGTCCGCCACCACCTCGCGGTTCTGCCCGAAATCAATGACGCGAATGGACTTGTTGGACTTGGATGAGTTGTAGATCAGCGCGGCGCGAGCGGTGAACGTCGCCCCCGTCCATTCCGCATCGTCAAAGCGGTATTCCCGCTGGTTGTTGGCATTGGTGAGGGGGTAGCCCGAGGAGAGAACAAGGGTCACCCCGCCCGCTGAATACCCTGTGCCGCTGATCTCATCGTCCGTTGCATAGGCTGTGGTGGCGCGCGTCAGCGTGGCCGTATCCGCGAACAAGGCGATCTTCAGCGTATCGGTAGAGAGGACGTGAACCCCCTCCCCGATCTCCTCCTTGAAGGAGGTTGTGAGCCCATTGGCGAAGGTGCCCATGTCAGCGGTCCTTCACGGGTGTAGGTGTGGGGTTCAGAGGCTCGTAAGGCTGGGCCTTGGCCTCTCTCCACCGGGCTCTTGCGGGGCCTAGAAACTTGGCGTAGGCGGCTTCAAATTCGCTCTTCCTTTCCGGTGCAATCAGGAATTGCTCGGCTTCGACCAGCGCCGCATTGAGCAGGAGTGGGGCGACGTTCGCCGATAGCCAATTGGTCGTATTCGACCCTGAGAGCGGAGTCGGCTGCGACAGAATGCGGACCACGATGGCATAGGCCGCATCCGGCACCGGGCCGAAGTTGATATTCGTCGCATCTTCATACCAGCATATCGGCCTGCCCGATCCGGTCGCGAGCATGTTCACGTAGTCAAAGGTTCTGCGGTGGGCATAGGACGCCGCTGCCGTGAAATAGACCGACTGCACCACTATGGTCCCGGCTGGCTTCGTAATCGCGGCGATGCCATTGGAGGTGGATGTGGTTTGAGACTCGTCGAAGAACGTGATGTCCAAGTCCTGAAGGCAGCGTTCCTCCGCGCGATTAATGAAGTTCTGGACCGAGTTGGTGAACTCGGTGGAATCATCCTCGCAGAACGTCCCGAGGTCTGAGACCAATCCGGCATATGTCGTTGTCCAACTTGCCATTAACCCACCTCGATCACGGTTGAGCCGATGACAAGTTGAACCGGGCCGGATGAGATGCTGAGAGTATCGATCCCGGCTTTGGTGCCGAGAAGGTCGGCACTATCCCAACCCACAAGCACGGTGCAGGGATATTTGAAATTCTCCGGCTGGGGCCGATAGAGGTTGATCTTGTCGGCACCGGGGGGCTTGAGGAATTTCTGCGGGTGCTCTTGGTCTTCCTCGCCACGAGCAACACGCAAGCCTCTGATCTCGCCGTCCTCAACGAGTTGGTCGTGACGAACCTTCCGCTGACTTCTCTGCGAGTAGGCTATGGGATGTCTGCCTAGGTAGCGCGGCATCAGATCCTCCGCGTCCTAGAGCGCCCGAAACTACGGGCAGAGATGATGATGTTGCCGCGACCGATCTTGGACTGCTTGGCCATCTCGGTCATTTCGCGGAAACGATCTTTCATGAGACCAACGCGTTCAACGTTGAACTTCTCCGCCGTCCTCATCGCCGCGCCATAGCACATGGCGTCAATCCAGTATTTCTGGAGGTCCAGCGTTTCCGCCAAGGTAGTGACACTCTGCGTATAGCGCAGGCGGTCGTATTTCACGGTGTAGGTCGTGTCCGGCACGGGCCAGAACGTCACCACAGGCGACAGGGACTCATAGTTCACCCACCACATGCTGGGTTGGCCTGTCTGGGTCTTATTGGCCATCGCAAAGTAGTCATCGCGGGTCATGCGTGCGATGGGGATATCCGCGCTGCTGTCAACGACGGACATGCGCAGAATGTCGATGGTGCCTGAGGCGGGCGATAGCGTTGCCGTGGAAACGGTGGTGCTTTCGTTGTCCTGCCGGGCAAAACTCGAAAGGTCCGCCATCTCCAATTCGCGGAT